CGGTGAAGGTGGCGCAGGCTGTGACCGATACGAAGATTGACGAGCTGACCAGAGAGGTTCGTGCGCATAACAATTTTGCTCAGCGGATGCCTGTGGTGGAGGAGCAAATCAAGGTCATCAACCATCGGATTTCGGATTTAGAGGGCTTCCATAAGCCCGCAAATTAAGGAGGTACATACCATGAAAAATTTCAAGAGTTGGATCAAGGCGGCTGGTGTGCGTGCCGTCAAGACCATGGCGCAGACCGCTGTGGCTACCATCAGCACTGCTGCGGTGCTGGGTCAGGTCAACTGGATTGCTGTGGGTAGCGCCACTGCTCTGGCTGGTATCCTGTCCATGCTGACCAGCGTGGCCGGTCTGCCGGAGCTGAAGGAGTAAACTGAATACGACGACACCCCCTCCAATCAGAGGGGGTGTTTTGGGCGTTATGGGGTTAATCGGGCTTTTCGGAATAGATTTCCCAAAGGGTTTTGGCGGTGCGGTAGTCCATATCCAGCTCCTCTGCCAGCTCTTTGATTTGTCGGGTTTTAGACAGCTCCTTATCTCTATCCAGATAGAGCCGGTAGGCGGCGACAAATTCATCAGAGGTATAGCCCTCATCCAGCGCAGTTTGGTAGCGCTGCTGGGTGCTTTGCTTCATGTACATTGGCAGGAGCTTTTCCACATAGGCATCCAGCTCGTCGGATTCGACCACAGCTTCCATTTTTTGAATGGGGCGTACATTGGTATAGGGCTTTCCGTCTGCATCCGTTTCCCGGGGGGCAATTTGCAGCCCCTCCATCAGCTCCGCAACAAAAGCGGCGGTGTCGATAGGGACATCCGTGTATTTCGTGGTTGTTCCGGCGACGGTCTGACGAAGGATGGCTTCCGCTTCACTCATGCCCTCGGGGCGGTCACGGATGTAGGCAGGGATTTTCCCATCGATGTCAATAGAGGATTTGGAAAGCTCTCTGGCGTAGTCGTAGGCTTCGGAAATCAGCTTCGCTTTCTGGTCATCGGTCAAACCCTCGTATTCCTCCAGGTTCATGATATCCTCCACCAGCCGAACCTGATTCTGGCCTTGGGTTCGACACAGGGTATCGTACTGATCTGCGGAAAGATGAATCTCCTCGCCATCGACGGTGAGGGACTTGGAGGGCTTTCTCAGGTAAACGTTGTAGTTGCTCTGGGCATCGTTCAGCCTGTCCAGCTCCTTATCCATGTCTGTGGAGGTGTTCTGCTCGATATACACAGGCGATAGCGTATTGTAGAGCAGATTCTGCGGCATGGACGGATTCTTTTCTTCCTCACCTTTGGCGTTGATATACGGGGTCTGATGATAGTCCCAGCCGGGGGTCTTTGCGGATGCTTTGCCGAGTTGGTACTGCAGCCACTTGGGGATGGGGCTATTTTCATCAGTATAGGTGGTCATTCTCACATCTTCGGTTCCTCGTTCCAACTGGCCCAGTAATGAGTTTGTCATGCCTTGCATCAGGTAGTTGACGGCGACAGTTTCCACCAACCGGCCGATGGGGCCATCGGAGTATTTGATATCGGTGAGAATATCGTCGACACCCTGAAGCATAGACATCTGAATCATCGGGTCGGCGATGGACATCAGAGAAGATTCCAAATCTTTTAATTCGAATCCCTCGCTATTGCAAATCTCCATCAGCTCCGCACCCATGAGCATGGGCATTGCCACAGAGGAAAATACGTCGATTGTGATATTGATATCGGTGCCGGGAATGGTCAGGGCATAGTTCTGCTGGCCGTTCATAGATTCGGCAGCTTCTTTGTCATCGTCTTCGTCAGGACCGGCAGTAAGAACACCGAGATTGTTCAGAAGCATGCCAAGAAGGAATATTCCGGTTCCGGTGAGGGTTTTAGACCATGAATTGATGACTTGGGCACCAGTAATATCAGAACCCTTTTGCATTGCTTTAATGCTGGTGCCAACAGAGTTGATTATACCTAGGGGACTATATTCCTCCGCACGAAGTAAAACGTTGGCTGGTGTTTTTCGGAAAGGGGCGGCTCCTTCTGCCAGAACCTTGCCGACAGGGTGAGTATTCTTACGACGGCCAATTTTGGAAATCCAGTCAGACAATCGGTTGGAATCCCGAAAAGTGACCTCCTGTGCTTCCTTTACGGCGTACAGACGGGCTTTATCCATTAGCTCCGTGTCTACCTTGGATAAATCGCTGTCGGTTACGCCATGGGCCTTCAAATAACCGGCAAGGGAGCGAGCATAGGCACTTCTGGAGAAAACTAAGTCGCCTTTTTCCATGGCCCAATTGGTGACTTTTCGGTAGCCCTCCAGTGGTGCTAGCGCTGCATTTGCGGCCTTTTGGTACCACTTGTCACCCTTTACGCCCAAAATGCGTCTCTTATCCTGTACATCTTGCGCAAACTGAGAGCCTTGATCAAGAGTAGCGCCCATTTTGCCGCCGCCCATAATTACAGACTGAAGCTGAGCAAAATCAGCTTTGGCGGCGGATAACAGCTCTTTGCTGACGGCAAGGGATTTGGTGCGCTCGAATTTTCCACCACTCACTTTGTAGGCAATGTTCTCAAGTACTACGGCAACGGCATTTTTTGTGGCGTTCAATGTCTTCATAGAAAGGTTTCCCAGAATGTTTCGGCCTTGGGTTTTTAGATTGCCCAGCATATTCACATAACGAAGGGCATTCCATTTCTCCATAAAGGTAGAAGGAATCTGGTCGGCGATGTCCTGCTTGATTTTGTCGATTGCATCATCACGCCCTTTATCTGTATCGGCGCTATCAAATTCGTTCACCAATTCGGGGGCTATGGTCAAATCCAGTCCGGTATCCTTGGACATTTGCTGGACGGAACGCTTTATCATATAGAGCTTGTCGGAGGGCTCCAGCGTTTTCAGAATGCGCAGAGCCTGCATGCCCTGAGCGGTGTTGGTGCCCAGCATCTGATAATGGAAGAGAATGTCCCGCCATGCACTGTGGTCGCCAGCGCTGGCAGCGTTATTCAACAATAAGGCACCCGTAGCATCCATCACCGCACCGGCTTTCCCGTCCACAACATCGTTTTCCCACAACGCTTTCGCAAGCTCCCAGCCGTGCTCAGTGATGTACTCGGTGGCTTTCTGGGTGGCGGCATCATTGGAAATCCGGACATAGGAAAGACCGCCCTCTACGGTTTCCTTATTTAAAAGATCCACAAATTCGTCGGGGGTCACTTTTGCACCCTTGACGGTTGCAGCGGTTTTGGAAACATCCTTTCCAGTGTAATCCTTTTTGGGTAAGTCGGCAGGACGGACTGGGTTTTCGCCCTCAGGAATCGTGCCATGTTCATATTGCAGACGGGTGTTGAGGTCAAACCAGCCAGGGGCGGCGCCGACGGAGGTGGTGGGGTTGACATTTTCGCCGCTGTCGGGTATGCTATTATCAGAAGCAGAGCTTTTGGACGTGGCAAGAGAGCCGGTTTCCGGTGCCTCCCCCGTCGGGGTAAGCTCTGCTTCGCTTTTGGTCGCATAAGGAGCTTTGGCTTGTTGGGCGAATTGATCGTGGATGGAATCCAGCTCTTTGATATATCCGTCAAAGTCATTAAAAGCATCAGGAATGAAATCTCCGTAGGCATAGGAAGGGTCGGCGAGGATGCCGGCCTTTTCCATTCCGTAGACAATGGCGTTCAGCTCGTCGTAAAACCGAGCGTACTCGCTTTCGTCCATACTGAATATGTCGATGCCCGTGTGCTTAGACACTAAATGAAGGAGCTGCTGATAGGGTTCACCGTCCTCTTTCATCATATCGGGCGTCCGGTCGATGAAATCCAGATATGGCATGAATTCCGTCTGTAGCATTACGTGGGATTCTTCGTGAGGAATGGCGGTGCTGAGAGTAACAGGGTCGATGCCGTCTGATATGTAGACTTTTCCGGCTCTTGTGAAGGCTGGATTTTCTCTGCCCCATTTGCTTGCATGGACAACCTTACAGTCAATCCCGCGCTCACCAAATCCTTCCTGAGTCTGATGCAAAGGAGAACTGTTCTCGGGCTGTACGTAGTCCTCCGGAGCGTAAGGCTCCTGAGAATCCGTCAATCCATTGCGTTGTCCCCAATCGGAGCGAATTTGTGCAAGTCCGCCTCCATTTTCTCCCACTTCTCTCTGTACACCGGGTCCGTTTCCATTTTGCGCTGATGCTCCTGCAGGTGCTTCAAATAGGCTTGCTTCTGGGCTTCGGAGCGGAAAGCGGATTTGACTGGTTTGTTGTTGGGCATTGGTGGTTCCTCCTGTGGTGTTTTGATTATCATAACCGCTTTCGGGGGCGGTGTCAACGGTTTCAGCCTGATCCATGACAGCAAGCTGGGCGATGGCCTCCTTGACGGCGGCTCGGCGGCTGGATGCGGTGCCGCCACTGCGGTCGTCAATCAGCTTCATGCCGGTCTTTTCCTGAAGATACTGGATGGCACGAAGATTATTGAGAATATCCCTTGCCTGATTATTGGAAACGGTGCCACCGGCTTTGACAGTATCCAGAGCGGCGGCAACCGGATCTGCCGGTGCGCCGGTAAGCTGGGCCATGGATTCGTCGATAACATCGTCCATGTTGATGGGGCCGGCAGGAGAGAAGTGGGGGTCGGCGGTGGAAGGCGTGGCCGCTGCGCCGGTTTCCGGTGTGGGGGATGTGGGGTTTTCTGGGGAATTCATGGTATCGGGCTGCTTGCTGGAAACGGTAGCGTTCGCCCTATCCAGTGCCCTCAAATCCCTGACTGTCAGCGTCTCGCCGGAATCTGCCTTGTTTTGCAGATATGTGGCAAGTCGGTAGCTATCGGTATCCTTCGGCGCTGCCAGCCCTTCGTCAATCATAGATATAATGCCATCAGCGTCCATATTGGTCAGCCGGTGGTTCTCCACAGCTACATTGATTCCATAGGCACTGGCGCCCAACATTCCGCCAGACATAAAACCGCCTGCAGCTGCATTTAACAACTCAAACGCCTTTGCGCCGAAGGCTTTCTGAAATGCTTCGTCCCTGTTTTTAGCCTCTCCACTGTCCAGATAACCTTGGATAGCCAGCTCCCACCGGCTCTTGTCTTGGGAAATAATAATGTCTGCTATTGTGTTGACAAGCTCAGATCCTACCTCCTCGCCAGCTTCGGAAAGGCCTTGCTTGATGATAGCCACCAGCCAGGACTTCGATTGATTGGTTTTAAGTAAATTATCCAGAGGAATGAACTCCATCGCAATTTCTGTAGCGCCAGCAATTGTGCCTAACGCAAATGCCTGATCGTCACTAAGTCCTCTGTCCTTTGCCTCCAGCGTTGCATCCGCCGCAGCGCTGGTTCCCATAATTGCCAGTGATAGCGCCTTATTGCCACCGGTTGCTGCCGTGGTAAAGAGAAAATCTGCCAAGCCCATTCCGATGTTATACGCACCACTGGCAAAGCTGCCCCAGTTTTTCTCTACCTTGGATGACACTTCCTGGCGAACTGCAGCGTTACCAGATGCCCACAGGTTATAGGCAGCATCTTTTTCCATCTTGCCATCAGGTATATAATCCGCCAATTGTCCCACATAGCTCAAGGTTTTTAATGGTGATGTAGCTACAGAGCCAATAGAGGAGATGATAGGGTGCTCATTAGCATACTTTCGGAGGTTATCTTCATAGGCTATGCGCTGTCTAAGGTTAAGGTCTTCAGACAAGTAGTTCACGAAATCCTCCGCTGCATTCTTACCTTTGGTGGCATACAAATAATTGTATATCTTACGCTCATCGTCAGTGAAGTACGCCAATTCTCCGCTGTTTTCAGCCAACCCAGCATAAAGAGCACCGAGGCCTTCGCCATAACTTTCCTTGCCCATGCCACGCAGGTACGACTCGACAGATGTATTTCCATTAATATATTCATACCACGGGTCGTCGTATCCGCTTTTTTCTGGTTCGTACCGATCAAATAGTAAGTCCAAGTCGCTTCTGCTTTTTCCATTCGCAGTAGATTTATAGGTGCTCTTTTCCTCGAAATCGCTATGGTAGAACAGAGATAAGTAGTAAACTCTACGCAATTCTGCGCGCTCATCCGCTGTTGTATCACCATTTTGTAACTTTTCCAGTGCATCCTCGCCGTCTTTGATTTTGGAAGCAATCATCCCTCGGTAGTATTGCCCCTCGGCGTGGGTGCGCAGCTTTTCTAGAGTGTCGTGCAGTTTGTCAATTCCGCTCTGGGCATCAGGCTTTCCATAAAATCTGGTACGGTCGCCGTCCATATATTCAGCGTACTGGCCCAGCTGGTTCACGTAGGCATCGTATGCCTCCTTGGTGGCAAAGCCTCCCTCTTTTTCCACCGCAAGCAGAGAATCTACAAGCTTTTGTGCAGGCGTATAGAGATTCTGCAAGCTGGTGGCGGTTTCCATGGTGCGGGCAGCTCGGGAGCTGGTCAGCAGGTCTGCGGTATCCTTGCTAAAGATATCCAGCGCACGCATGGCGTCCGGGTCGCCCCGATACTCATTTCGCCAGCCATCGATCATCTGTTGAATCTGGCCAGTTTGCTGCCGAAGCTTTTCGTACTCGCCCTGATAGGTCAGGCCGCCCTTGTTTTGCAGCTGTACGAAAGATGTGCGTAGCTGCTGGAGCGGACGGGCCAGCTTCGTATCAAACCGGTCATAGGTGGCTTTATCAAGGGAAGGGAGCTGCTTTTCTGCCAGAAGCTTGCCTGCATTCTCTGCATAAACAGAGGGCTGTTTCTTTTCGGGGGCGGGGGCTTGGATATTGAGGTTATATTTTTGGGCGAAGCGCTCAAAGCGGGTTGGCTGGGGCATTTGCGGAGGGCTTTGCTCTAGGGAAACCGTGGCCGAGGGCTTCGATTGAGGTACGGAGGGTACGGTCTGCTGCTGGTTATAGCGTTTCAGAAATTCTTCAAATCTGCTCATAGTACCTCCAATCAGGCGAGCTGATAATATTGGATCAGCGAGGCGAATTCGTGGTCGGTAAGGTTGCCGGTGCGGGTATCGTTATTCAGAATGTTGTAAATGTAATTCTTGGCTTGTGCGGAGTTCTTAGGGATGTGCATTCTTTCCAGATTGCCGTCGACGCTGCTAATGAGGGATACCACTGCGGGTGTACGGAGTTGACCGCCCATCATTTGCAAATAGGTATCGTTAGAAACCCTGCCGGCAAAATAATTGCCCAGTCCGGTGCTGTCACCAAATTCATCATTGATGTACTTGGCTTCGGAAAAGCTCATGGTGGGGTTGCTGTCTTCTGCGGCCTGCTTGGCGGCAGCAGCCTGAGCGGCTTGCAGAGCGGCGACCTCACTACTGGACAGGCCGTACAGGGATGCCATGCGGCTGTAGTCACCGGCCTGCGCCATCAGCTGTGCGGCGGCTTGCTGACGCTCTAGAAGGGCGGCCTGCTGTTTTTGGGCTTGCTGGTAGAGGGCTTCTGCCTTAGCAAGGTCGTTCTCTGCCTGCGCCTGACGGATGGCAGATGCGTACTCCTGAGAGAGGATTCCTCGCTGGCGTTCAATTTCCGCATCGGACTGCTGCTGGGCCGCACGGAGGGCGGTCATATCCGCCTGAAGCTGGTTTTCCTGTGCCACACGGGCTTGAAGCCGTGCACCGGAGGACAGACCGTAGGCATTATGTAGCTCGGCGTTATTAACGGCGGCTTTCTGGGATTCTACGGCGGTACGGGTCAGGTTGGCATCGGTGGCCTTCTGGTTCAGCTGCCTCTGATGGGTCAAATCAGAATCGGCAACAGTATAGTCCTGCTTCAGCTGCTCTTTCTGGGCGGCAAGCTGGGCTTCGTAGATTTTTTCAATGGTAGACATAGCTCCTCCTTTTAATAAAGCCCGTAGGGGGTGGGAATCGGTTCAAAAACTGCCGGAACCTTATTGCGCAGGTCGGAAAAGGTTTGATTGTAGCGGCTCATGAACCATGCGGACAGCTCCTCGTTTTCTCCAGCTAGAAGGTGCGAGGCGAGGGCATAGGGCAAAACGCCCAGCGCAAGGGTATCGTCCAGAGGGATGGTCTGCGTAAAATCCGGTCTGCTGTGGTCAGGCTGGGTCAGGAGCGGACATACAGGGCGACCGCGGTCGGGGTAGGTGCAGGTATCGGAAAAAGGATAAAGGGATGGCATGACGCCATTGAGGATGGACAGCGTTCGCAGGCGGTATTCCTGTGTGTCGGCGGTGGTGGTAGAGCCACTGGATTCGGACTGCTCGTCCATCATATGGATGGCGATATCAAAAACCTGTTGTACGGTAGTCATAGAACCTCCTTATTTGACGTAGGATGCGTAGCGGATTTGCTGGTCGTAGCCCAGAACGGTGGCTCTGGCACCGGGGGAATCCACCCGGAAAATCAGCTTATAATATACGAACTTTTTAACCTTCAGTTTGATTCGCTGGATTTTGGGGGCACGGCTGATCAGGAAGGAGAAGTGAGAGAAATCCACGGCACCGAAGTCCAGCAGAGGGCGACCGGCGGTTTTGGTCATGTATTCATCCCGGCGGTCGGTTTGGACGGTGATCTCCATATTGGAGGATACCTCCGGAAGCATAGACACCCACAGGGTACTGGAGTATTTACGCAGATAGTCCGCACCGAAGGACATAAAACCGGATTCCCATCGGCAGGGGATGGGAAGTTGACGGCCGCCGTAGACCGCATCAAAAGCGCTGCTCGGGTCGAAGTAGAACACTGTGTTATCGTTGGCGAACAGCAGGTCACCACGGAAACCATCGGCGTAGCGAACGCCATCAAACACAGAGCCGGTGTAGACCGTCCACACATCCAGCTCATAGCGATTGACCAGAACGGTGCCATAGCCATCGTTGAGGAACATATAATACGTCCGGCTGGCATCATCGTCGCAGGTGACGATTTTGGAGGGGTCAGCATCTCGCAAATACAGGGACACCTGCTGACCGATGCGCTTTGCGTACCGCTCGTCCTGATAGTAAGAGGCGGTATGCCGCCATTCAAAGAGGGAGCCGCCGCACAGGGTACGAGGGAAATTGCCTACGGTCTGAATCTGGTTGTCCATATCGTTACCCACGTCACGGCTGGCAGGATGGACATAGAAGCCGGCGGTGACTGTGCCGTCCGCCAGCGTTACCGGCTCATAATTGATGGAGAAGGTGCCGTCCGCCTTGTAGGCCATAAGACGGGTATAGTGGCGGCGCATTCCCGTGATGGCACTGGCAGAGGAATCCACGGCAATCTCGTAGCCTGCCGGAAGGTACAGCCCTTCGCCGTAGGCCGGAACGCCGGTGTAATAGCAGATGTTGGTTCCGTCGCCATAGAAGAACATTCTGGAATCGGTGGAGCCGTTGTAGGCTTCGCAATGGCGCATTTTCAGGAATTTTTCCACAGCGGCAGTGCGGTCAGGATCCCTGTAAAAGCACAAAAACTCGATGTTGTTTACGCCCTTTACGGGTGGATCAGAGAAGGTATAGACGTGGTGTGTAGAATTGTAATCGCCATCGGTGACAGCTACGCCATCAACCAAGACCTTATCTACGGCCGATGCCATGGGCGGCAGATGGTATTCTGTGCTTTCGCCATCGGCAGAGAACTGAATACGGAAATGGTCAGCAAGCAGATTCAGCGGCTCTAACATCGTGCCGCCACCGCCAACACCGTTGCCGGAGGAAATAAGCGGATAATACCCACGGGAGGACTCCAGCGTGAAGCCACCGTCTTCTGCTGCGGTGAGCCGGTAGATACGAGGAGCTGAAGTGTCGTAAACATCCGCACCGACGATCCAGACGGAATCCCCATAGGAGAATACCTTCACAGGGTGGAGGTAGTGCAGGTTTAATGTGTAGTCGCCATCGTCGCCCGCGGCCTGTGCGGCGGCATTACGGGCTTTAGCAGTCATGGTCAGCTGCTCGTCGTGGCCATCCTGATAGATAATCAGCGTCCAGCGGCTGTCGCCCAGAAGTCCGTTCCACAGGGCTTTGAATGTGCCGCCCTTCTGATACTGATTCAAGACAGAAACGCCCGGTCTGGTCTTTAACTTATAATCGTCGGTTATGTAGAAATTTTCCGCAACGGATGCCTCTCCAAGTGCCAAACCGGTGGAGCCGTTTGGAGATTGGTTCAGGCCGAGAAATTTATTGACTGCAACAGTTTTTACGCTCATGGTGTGTCCTCCTCCCATTGATAGATGTAGATTTCCGTCCGGGGGTTCTGCTTGTCGTAAAGCACCCGGGTGCCATCGTGGCTTTTGACGATGGCACTGTTGTCATCTTTCAGGATACCAGCCTCCACCAGAAGATCGTCAGCGGCGGCGCAGAGGTTCAGCCCATCCACCCGTCGCCGGGTAGCCATATAGAACCGGTAGCAAATCCGGACAGGGGTATCAATTGGTTGCTCCGGCTTCGGGCGAAGGTGGGGGAAGGCTTTGATGGTATACTCCTGATTTGCCTTACCCTGCCGGACAAACAGCTTTTTGAACTTGCCGCAATAAGGGCAACGGGGACCGGAACCGGCAATCATCTGATGGTTTTTCTTCGTGCGTGGGTCAAAAGGAATGCGGTAGGATTGCAGCAGCATAGGATTCTTTCCTTTCAGCGTGATACCTATATTTTAGTAAACAAATGCAGATTCCGGCATACTGAAAAGGTGAATTTACGAAGTTTTCTTTTGGTTTTTAGGGTCTGCCGGCTCCTTTACGGTGCATTGTGCACCCGGCGGACAGGGACGGCGGTGACCGGCGAGGAAGATATAGTTGCAGCAACGGGTATAGAACGTCATGCCGAAAAAATACCGGCAACCTTCGCAAGGATGAGGGGGCGACATAAGCGCACCTCAGAAGGGCATCTGTGCGTCCGGCTCGTCAATTACCGCATAGCCAGAGGCAGGAACGGTGTAGCCAGTCGACGGAACCGTGTAGGGGCGGTCGGCGTCGGCGGTGGAGGTCTTGCTACCGCCAAAATAGACGCTATCCGCCACAATTTCAGCGGTACGGCGCTTATTGCCATCCTTATCCGTCCAGCCACGAATCTGGAACCGGCCGGAGACCACGATAAGAGAGCCTTTCGTGAAGTATTTGGTAACGAATTCGGCGGTTTTACGCCACGCCACGCAATCGATGAAGTCGGTCTCCTTTTCTCCGGACTGACCGGGGAAATCCCGGTCTACCGCTACGGAGAAGTTGGTTACGGAAAGACCGGAGCCGGTTGCACGGTATTCGGGGTCACGGGTCAGGCGACCCATGATTACAATATGGTTCAGCATTCACTTTTCTCCTTTGCACTATGATAATATTTTCGGTTATTGAATCGTCTGTAGCATTTTTCACAGCAGTAGATGCGGTCGGAACAGGAAGTCTGAAAGACCTGTCCGCACTCCGGACAGGTCTTGGTATACGGAAGGGACATCGGATGGGGGGGCGAGGATGTCCCTGGCGGGTGGTACTTTGCAACGTATTGGCCGTAGCTCATGCCCATGGCGGTGGCTTCAGCGGCCCAGTGGGCGGTGCGGTCAGGGGTATTGGACATAAGGAAAGCACCTCCAGAATCAAGATAGGAAGATACGAGATACGAGGTATAAGATATTTACACCCCACCAATGCGGACACTTTCCGGAACCTTCATGTGGTCAACCTTCCCACAGCAACGGCTTGCCATCTGCGTCAACCAGCATTGTGAATGTGCCATGATTGTACGAGCCATCACTTACCGCATACATGACCTTCGTATCCCGGTGATACACAACGTACCAATTCATAGCGCTCTCCACCTCGACGAACATAGATGCATTGGAACCGGTGTCTGCACCTTCCTGTTCAACGCTGGACGTACCGCACCCCGCCAAAGCCAGCACCATCACCAGTGCCAGCAACCATCCAAAAATTTTCTTCATACCATTTTCCTCCTTATTTCACCACATACCAGTCTTCTGCCAGCATATCGGCCTGAGATGCCAGCCAGCCCAGCTGCACACCAGAGGTGCCGACAAATGCCAGTGCCGCATTGCCAATGGCCTGATGGTCAGCGTTGATGATGTTGCCGGCACGATTCCGGTAAGAGATGCACTCTGCCAGCTCCACATACTGCCCCTTGCCGTTCCAGCCCTTCCGGGCAACCTTCCAGCCATCCTTCAGGTAGGCCAGAGCCGTGCCGAAGGTCAGACCGCTGGGTAAAGGCACATCCTTTTCAG